AGGGTTTTCAACATCCGCATTTACAACTTCTGATGGTTATCATTGGAAATATATGTACACTGTTAGCTTAGGTCAAGCTGATAAGTTCATGACAGCTTCATATATACCTGTGCGTACTCTAGCAAACACAGACGCTTCTTCAGAAGGCGATAGACAAGTATCAGTACAAAATGCAGCCGCAAATGGCGCGATTGAAGTTATTGAAACTGTCAATGTTGGTAGTAAATATCAACAGTTAGCAAACGCCGTTGCTGATTCTGCTACATCAACATCCATCACATTATCTACCTCTTCTGGAGATACCCCATCTATTGTTGATAATTTCTACAATGGAGCGAGTGTATATCTTATTTCAGGAACAGGCTCAGGACAATTGAGGCGAGTTATTGATTATGCTGGAACGACCAAAACACTTACAGTTAATACAGCATTTACGACGTTGCCTAATACTGATACAAGAATGATTATATCGCCTACAGTAACAGTTATAGGCGATGGATTAAATGCTAAAGCTTATTCTAAAGTCGATACATCAACTGGTGGTATAGCAAATGTATTCATGATAACAACTGGTACAGGCTATCGTAGAGCAACAGTACAAATTACATCAAACGCGGTTCATGGTACAGGTGCTACAGCAAACGCTATTATGTCTCCTGTTGGCGGCCATGGTAAAGATGCAATTAGAGAACTTGGCGGAGATAAGTTACTTCTTAATTCTCAACTTGTGGGTAGCTTAGGAACTTCCAGTAATGGTAAAGGTCTTATTCAAGCAAACACTGATTTTCGTTCTATCAGTCTTTTAAAAGATCCTATACTCAAAGTTAATCAAAATAATGCAGTTATCGCTACAGAAAAAATAGCAAACTCTTCTAACAGCCCGGCAACTTTAAGATTGTCAACAGAATTAACTATTTCTTATACTAGCATGAGTGGAAGTACTCCTGTAAACGCATTAGCCGCAGGTGATACTATTACGAATGAGCGAGCCCGTTTAGCTTCTGAATTAGGAACGATGCAATTCATTACAGAATTAAGCCCAACTGCACGGACCGCACAAGCTATGAACAATGCTGTATTGGCGGCTAACGCTGATATTATTTACATTCGTGATGATGAAGCACAATCTGATGCATCTTTCTTTTCAATGTATATAAATAATGTAGAAAGTTATGCTGACCATATTCCATTTACTAAAGATGATATACTTTTGAAAAGGGGAAGCGAAGTTCAAGTGGCTACGGTTTCTACAATTAATGGTCCAGAAGCAAACACATATTCTGGTCAATTTTTGCATACAGAGAATATCTCTAAAGTAACTAGAGCGACCGACCAAACTGAAGACATTAAAATAATTTTAGACTTCTAAGGGTAGTATTCATGCCAATCGAAACAAATCTTAATCAAAGTCCGTTTTACGATGATTTTAGCGAAGATAAGAACTTTCACCGTGTTCTTTTTCGCCCTGGATATGCTGTTCAAGCAAGAGAGTTGACACAGCTTCAAACAATCCTTCAGAATCAGATAGAGCGTGGATTTAATGAAATCCTTAAAGATGGTACAGTTGTTACAGGCGTACCCATCACAACGGATGAAGTGCAATATGTCAAGTTGCGTGATAAAGATGCAAACAATCGCACCATCGTTACAGGTGATTTTCATACGGCAGGTAGTCTCACAAATGCAATTGCGGTAGGTACAACCTCTGGTATAACAGGACAAATAGTTGGTGTAGAAGACGGCTCAGAAGCCGCGGCTAGTACATCTGGTAACTTCACAATCTTCGTAAACTATATGGACTCTGGATCAGATAACGCTACCAAATCTTTTGCTGATAATGAAGTATTGACAGTACGACAGCGGAATGGTAATACCTTTGTTGTAGCCGCTAATACAATTACAACTAGTGCTACTGGTAAAGGCTTTAGAGCTTTGGTTGGTGATGGTGTTGTGTATAATAAAGGACATTTTGTTCGTGTTACTCATCAAAATCATATTATGTCCAAATATTCTACAAACCCAACTCGGTATCTAGGCTTTGAAACTACAGAATCTACAGTCGATTCTAATGAAGATGCCTCGCTATTAGATAATGCAACTGGCGCAACGAATTACGCCGCTCCTGGTGCTGAGAGATTAAAACTGTCTCCTACACTTACATCCCGTGTAGCCGAAACATCTAATACAAGTACTTTCTTTGCTATTGGATCATTTGAAGAAGGTAAACTAATCAGAGACAATAAAGAAACTGAATTATCAGATTTAGGAAACTTTATTAATGATCGTATATATGAAACGCACGGCGATTATGTCACCAAACCCTTTAACATTCGTATTAGAGAGCATTTGCGTAGCACAGATAATTTAGGTCGATATAATTCAGATGCTAGTCCTGAAGCAGGAGATGCTAATAAACTTGTAGCAGAAATTGAGCCTGGAATTGGTTACGTTAGAGGTAACAGAACACAAACGTTAGCTTCAGTATTTCGTTCAATTGATAAAGCAACAACGCACGAAACTAAAGATGCAAGGACGCTTTCACAATCATTTGGTAACTATGTAATTGTTGATGAATGTGTAGGTCCTTTTGACTTCCGTTCTTTACGAACAGTTGATCTACGAAGCGCGGCAGGTAATGCTATTTCTAGTAGAACATTTGGTGCGACTGCCATTCCTGGTTCTAGTGTTGGTAGTGCTAAAGTAAGGGGCTTTGAACACCATTCTGGTACTGCTGGTCATTCTTCTTGTCAATATAGATTGTATCTATTTGATATCAAAATGAATAATCTTAAAAACTTTGCAGACGATGTTAAGTCAATAGTTTACGATGCAACTATCAATTCAATAGCTGATTGTGTATTGGAAAGCACTAAAGCGAGTGTTAAAGAAACCAATATTAATAGTTTAGTATTCCCCTTTGCACAAAAAGGCACAAAAACTCTTAAAGATGCTGATGGTGCAGTAGACACACAATGGGTCACACGTAAAGCAAGTAAAGTAACATTTAGCTCAGATAGTAATAGGCAAGGCACTTTAACTATTGCTAATACTGCTACTGGTGGAACTGAAGTGATGGCTGATAGTGTAACTTCTGCCACAGATCGAAAAAAGTTTATTGTTCAGACTACACAATCTATTAGCACTGGTAATCTAGCAGGAACACTTAGTTCTAGTGGTGTAACTGTTACGGGTAGTGGCACATCATTTCAAACACATTTACAAGTCGGCGATATTATTATATCTGATAGTCAAACAAGGATTGTTGCAACTATTGCAAGTCAAACTTCACTGACTACTGATGCCGCTTTTAGTGGCGCACTTTCTGGTGATACTTATGTAAAGAACTATCCTATTGGTCATATCTTTGACTTCTCTGGTGATGGCGGCGGCAGTGCAGATGCTTCTTCCACATCAAGAACTATTGATATTGGTGGAGAAGCATTGTCTGGAAGCTGGACTGGTGAAGTATTTTATAATGTATCTAGAAGTTCGGCTGTACAGACAGCTAAAGTTATTAATAAAAACAGATATGTGCATCTTAATATAGGTCTCTTAGCAGGAGCAAACGGTGGCAATACTGGACCTTGGTCATTAGGTGTTCCTGATGCAATGAAAATTCGTAAAGTATGGAAAGGCTCTAATACTGGTGTCACAGCCGCAAACGGTGAAGATGTAACTACGCACTTTATTCTAGATACTGGAGCAACTGATTCGTTTTATGGAACTTCAAAACTTAGAAAGAAAACTACAAGTTCGCTAGTAACTACTGCTCCTTTTGGATTTCTTGTAGAATTTGATCACTTTACAACGGACACCTCTTCTGGTATTGGTTTCTTTAGTGTCGATTCATATCCTATAGATGATGTATTATCGTCTAATACTACAGCGATTATGACAAAAGATATTCCTGTACATGCGTCTCCTTCTACAGGAACCAAATACGACTTACGTAATTCTATAGATTTTAGACCCCGCCTTGCTAATACTTGTTCTCCCACGACGGTAGCAACTGCGGCCGGCGCACCTAGTAATCCAGCATCATTATCTACTATAACAAATAATGCTGTGCCTGGTTCTTATCTGCCAACACCAGATGAAAACTTTCAGTGCGATGTTCAATTTTATCTTCCTCGAAAAGATAACATCATTTTAACGAGACAGGGTAATGTTGAAATAATAAAAGGATTACCTAGCACTGCTCCTAGAACTCCATTTGATGTTGGAGAATCTATGATTCTAGCAACTGCTACTGTTCCTGTTTTTCCTTCATTGTCGCCTCATGTAGCTAAACAAACAAAACGCCGTGACTTAG